CTGTATTTGAACAGGAACTGATTTTACCTTTGGTTCTAATGTGATACTTTCAAACAGTTTCTCAGAAGCATCGATGTATTTTTTAGCCATCTCTTCTGCTATTCTGTCAGAAATAACAGAGAACAATTGTTCTTTAAACAATTCCCTGTCATTCTTGATTAGTGCTTGAAATTCTTTTCTAATGCTCATTGTGGTGGTTGACCTTCTTGTGGTTGTGGTTGAATACCAAGAGCCATCATTTGCTGTTGTTGTTCTACTTCCTTGATCAATGCTTCTTGTTGTTCCTTGGCAATCTGAGCGTTGATTTCGATCATTTCTTCATCGGTTTGCTTTAGAATATTCTTACGGATATATTCTTCTGAATAAAACTTACCAACAAAGTTGCTTAGGGTGTTCAACATATCAATACGATCACGAAGAATGTCATTTTCTTTTAGTTCATTGAAGTACGAATCTTTGTTGAACTTAAAGGTAATATCTTGGGAAATCTTATTCCATTCATCCTCTGTCATAATTCCCTTAAGAATAACTTGAGTCTTAAGGAGATCTGTGAGGAATGCAGCGAATCTCAAACGAAGTCTTTCTATGAACTTATAGAACTTAACTTCATCTCTGGTGATTTCAGCAGATCTACCCATGTTGAATCCGTTTTCTGATTCAAGACGAGAGATTGGAACATTGAGTGCGCGGTAGAGTTTTTTCTGTAGATAAAGAACATCTTCCATCTCTCCGAGGTTTTGACCACCATCAAGAGTTGTGATTTCTGTTCCTCTACCACCTTCTCTTCGTGGCATCCAGAAATCCTCAAGCATGTGCTGATGGTTTCTGTCGTCACGGATTTGACCAGTGGCTGAATCGTAAGTAATCTTGTTACGATATCGATTCATAATATCACGGAGATATTGCTCAGCCTTCTGCTTTGGAAGATTACCGACATCGACATAGAAAATTCTACGCTCTGGTGCGCGAGAAATACGATAGATGACTACAGCATCTTCGATTTGACGCAACATGTTCAGAGGACGAATTGCTTTTTGTAGATAACCAATTACTCTCTTGGTTACTGAATCGACAGTACCGGAGTGACAGTAAGTAATGCTATCGATTGTAAACTTATAGCCAGATGGAGTCGTTGGATAAAGAGCCTCTTTATCTGTATCTGCATAGACATAATATTCTTCGATTTTCTTTACGAATGGAATGATTTGTCCACCAGAAACTCTGGCTCTATCCTTTTCAATCTTTCTTACCTTCTTGATCTTAATTGGATCAACGGGAATAAGAGAAACCAATCCCTTAGCAGGATTTTCTTTATCGATTTCTTTGTAGTAATAGATCTTGCTGTCGATATACCATCTTCTGAAAATTTCATGACACCGATTGGTGAAGTCAAGAAGTTTTAGAATATGATTGTATTCGTAGTAGATCTTAGTCTTGATTGTGTCTGGAAGATTGACATAATCCAAATTTAACTTAATTGGTTTTCTGTCTTCACCCACCACAATGCTTTCATTGACAATATCTTCGATGGCTGAATCCACTTCTGGATGGAGAGCCATACCGCGATACTGCCCAATGAGTTGATTCTCATCTCTAATAGAACCGGAGAAGTCGATGGATGTACCAAAGACTCCTCCGGCTTCAAATGTATAGGTTCCATCGTATGGCTCAGGAGTTACTGGAATCTGACTTGATTCTAGATTCTTTGTCTCCTGATCGTTCTTCTTACCAAAACTAAAACCAAAGATATCAAACGCCATAATATAGGAACCTTTTTGTTAAATTACGGTGAAACTGTACTCTGAGCTTCATATTGAAAATGTGTGTACGCAATCTGAACTTGGAATTGTACCAATTGATTGGCTGCTCCCATGTCTAATTGGACAGGACCAACTTGAACAGGCCACGCATTTAACAATTTTATTTTCTTTAAAGCAACGCTACCATCTGCAACTGAGTGATCTAGATGTTCTATTGTAAGATCTTTGCAGAAACTATCTCTTTGTGATGCATTTACTGCAATATTGGTTTCGTGATTATTAAATAGTTGTGACCATTCGTGGAAAGTAAACCATGTTGCTTTGTCATTAGTATCATCAAGAACAGTTACAGTCCATTCGTTGTATGTTCTATCGCCTGGAAATTTATACATTCTTCCACGAAAAGGAATTGGAATAATTCCAACAATACTTTCTGGGACTGTTGCTGCTACACAGTGTGTGTCTATAAATAAACCACCGGGAGCAGCAACGCCTTCAGGTGCTGTTGCGGTAATTCTAAACCGATTTGGTCTAGTACCACCATTAAATGCGTTTACAAAGTTTCCTATTGAATGAAATGATGACATATTATTCTCCTATGTGTTACTTTTTATTAGAGTTGTGCGTCAGTATTTAGGTTAGTAATGGTAACCTTCACATAGTTAATAGACTTAGTTGGTTTGATGTAAATATCTGCCACAAATTGATTTGAATCCAAGATTGCTGCTGGATTGTTTGATTCATCACAGACTACTTTGAAATCATATAGACCTCTACCATCTTTGATGTTTTGTAAGAATCCGGTTGCTGCATTTGCAAACAAAGCACGGGTAGTTGCATCGTTTATTTCGAATAGTACGGAATTTGCTGTTTTTCCTAGAGTCTTCTTGATATAGTTGATCAAACGAACGACATTTACGCGAGTTAGTGAAGAAGTTGCAGTTCCTTCTTGAGTAATGTCGCCAAATAGGTAGACACCATCACCAGCGATTCCAATTATGGAATTGATTTTGTTATTGTATAGATTATCTTGTTCAGTTGCAGATGGATTCTTAATCAATCGGACGGTATTAAGGATTCTTCCTCTTCGAGTCCCGGCGGGCGAGAACCAGCGTTGTGAGTCTCGGTCAGTTCTGACGAAACATCCGGCTGCATCGCTGGCTAGAGGGATAGTGATATAATTTGATTCGCTTGTATTGGATAATCCCAACATAACTTTTTCCCCACCAACTGCGAATATTTTATTATCAGCATTTGTTAATGTTGGAAATACGGTGGGATTACTTGGAACCGTAGCACCACCAGTATAACCAGAATAGGTTACACCGACAATTCCAATAATATCATCTCTATATGATGTTATATTTGATACTGCTGTATATTGAGTTCCTGATATTTGTGAAGTAAACATTGAATCCAATGCAATGCTTGCATCATAGAAAGTAGATGCACTTTCTGCAATTTTAAGAACGCCACCATAAGTTAGGTAGTTGTATGCTGAGTACCAATCGGTTGCCCATGCTCCAGTTGGACCTGAACCAGTAGCACCACCATAAGTTGTTCCGTTTAATTTTCCTATCCAATCTCCTAATGTTTCTATTGTCATATAACCTGCTTGATTATCTGCGGTTACACCAAATAGATCTACTAGAGATGGGGTTGTTAAACTAACCATACCGGAGACATGCGTACCTTGCGCCTCAGATCCGGCTACAACGAATGAATTGTCTACTATTGATACTGTTACTTTTGGTCTTGTTGGCATTTTTTGCTCCTAGAGGTGTCTTACTCTAGGGGTATTTATTGATTTGGTTATTTTAGCCCTTCTGAGTTCCAGACATCGTTTCCATCTGAAAATGTTCTCATGTTGTCCTCATCATACGAGGTAATAAAGCCAAATGGTGCTAAATCTTCCTCAAGTTGTTTAATTTCATTTTGAAATAGCGCCATTCTGGTGTCTAGATTGGTTAGTTCCTTGAAATATGGTTGTCGTGACAACCAAGCAAATAGAACCAACGACATAACCAAGTCATCATTGTGTCCCTCTTCAGCAGAATAAGTTTGTGCTTTACTGACGAACGACATCAATTCTGTTAGGATTTCGTAGTCTTCTAGGATCAATTTGTCTTGTTCTATCATGTTTTTGAGAACAGAGCATCCAAGTCTTTTTACCTGTGAAGTAGTTCTGACACCAAAAACACTCTCTCCTTTACCAAATCCACCACTTACTACTTGTCCCTTTCTTCCCTTCATACTAGACATGAGAACATGCTCATACTCTAATTCACTGTGAAGGATGTCCGCAACTTGACCACCAATGTCGTTGATTTCAATGAAAACATAGGCTTTATTATACTTGTATCCTGTTTTTTCAATAACGGTTGGATATACCATAGGAGATATTAAATTATTCCTAAACTTACACACTAATCGATATGGAGAACTTGTTGCATCGATTACTGTAAATGCACTGTAGTCTTTTCCTTGTCCTCTTGCAGTATCTACTGCAATGAAGTATAGATGATCATCCTTTGGTTCTTCATAAACAGTCAAACCATCTTTAGTTGTATAGATTGGTTCTTTCCATGCCATAGCATTTAATTTAGCAGTGGATATTAAAGTATTAGATGAACCTAAGAAGTTACATTCGAATTCGGATTCGAACTGCTTCTCAGATGTCTGTTTGATCATCTCCTCTTTCCACTTTTGATCGCGGAGTTTACCACCAGCCGTAGATGGAACTTGCGACCAGTGAACTTCTATGGGAACATATTCATTCTTTCCAGCCTCTCCGGGTTTCTTCGTAGCACCCTTCCAGAGTTTATAGAACATGTTTAAACCATTTGGTG